TACTATATCTTGCCATGTTTGAGTTAAGCCAGCCATTTGCGCCCATGGATATTTCATATCTATGTCCGAGTTAAGTAATTCTAACATGTCATCATAATTTGGACTGTCTGGATCTAATTGATCTATATCATATTGAAGGCTTTGTAATGAATCATTCATGCCTGCTTGCAAAGTTTCTATACCTGGTTCAAATAATTCAGGATCCATACCCTCCGGTACCATAAAATGATTAGGATTATCTGGATCGTAAGGTGGATTTTCTTCCGGTACCATAAAATGATTAGGATTATCTGGATCGTAAGGTGGATTTTCTTGAAAATCATTTTCAGGATCATCATCACCATACCACCATCTACTTAAACGATCTATCCAACCACCATCGGCTGTTGGATCATCAAAAAGTCCTGCATTCATCACCTTGTATCCCTGGTTGGTTGCCGGAATTCCTGCATTTATATTAGGTTGTATTTTTCTTAAATTTCTGTCTGAAACTTTCCATCCTCCTCCCATTATAGGAACACTATCTATGTTCATTGGATAAAGTCCTTGTTTATTCCTATAATCAAAAACATAATTTTCAAGGTCTCTTGCGACAGGTTCATTAGCTCGTACCTGAAATTTATTAAACTCTTTTTCTACATTAGTAGGTAAATTATATCCTTCAGCTGATTGCCAAGGATTTGAACTAGGAAAAATTGTTTGATGTTTTTGTATATCGTCTACCATTATATAACTCCCTTATCCTTCGCTTGTTTAAGGAAAGGATTGTCCTGTATTCCTTTTTGTGGTGCCGTAAACTTTCCGTCATTCCCCATCACTGGGTTGAGGTCGCTTACAACTCCACCTTGATTCATTCCTCCGTACTGACTTGCTAGTGCCGCATCAGTATTACCTGCGTATAGTTGTCCCGCAGCCTGTGAATTCATTACACTACTGTTCGTGATGGATGAACCTGTTGTCTGTCCTGTGGAATAACTACTGTCATCATATTCAACTGGAGGAGCTGGCTGTTCTCGTCCTGTAATGCCCAGTGAGTCACCAATAGGTCTTTTTAAAACCTCCGGTGTCATTTGGTCCACATTCTGTAGTACTTGGGGTGCCTGATTCATAATGGTATCAGCAATATCCTTGATTGAATTTTTGTTTTGGTTTCTTAAGTTTTGATTCCTGTTGGCTTCTTCCATGTCCTGTATTGTTGCAGTCCATTCTTCATATTCATCAGGCATTTCCTGGAACAAACGCAACATGTTTCGAACCCTAATCTGTGTTGGAAGTGTATCATCCATTGCATTGGTCCAGTTACGCATTGTAATAGGGGATGCAAAAACTCTACCGGCAAAACGCATGCCAAAGAAAGGAACTAATGCCAGCAGTGCACTACTCTGTGCCGCAGCTGCGGTTCCTAACGCCGCCACTACATTTCCCATTGGTGAACTTGACTTAAGCGCACCTCCTGGTCCTTGGAGCACGGCTGAACGTGCAAGGAATGTGCTCATTGATGGCATGCCATGCTTGAACGTTCGATCGAGAACCTTTGATAGGTTTTCAAAATCCTTGTACGTAGGAAGACGACTGTTGTAAGCCTTGATCTGATCTTTTGGAATGCTTGGATCAATCTTACCCCACAAATCATCATACCAATTTTCCATTTGTCGTGTCTTAGGATTAAATATTTTAAATTCTGTTACTGTTGGGCCAGGTAATGCCTTTTTGAAAAGTGTTTGAAGAGGGGATCCAGCTTGTCCTATTCCTAGGGCTTTACTGATAACCTTTGAATCAAAGTATTCAATGCCTTCCACATTCTTCATTGAGTTTTTAAAAGTATTGGCAAGGTAGTGTCCTAGTCCTTTGTTGTAGGCTTTATCACCCACGATGTTTCTTAATGCCGTAAGGTTGCTTTCAACGAAAGCACCTGTGTCAGTTGATTTCGCTAACGTATTCCATAAGTTCTTGGACATGTCCGTTGCTTTCTGTGGTGTCTCAAGGGCCACGTTCCATCCAAATCTTTTAACGTTTCCTAACTGCTTGCCTGCATCTGTTCCCCAGATAAGCATTCCTTTGGAAAGGAAATTTTCATATTCCGTCCACAGTTTAGTCACATTGGAGAAAGGTGTGTTGTTCAGACTTCCAATGTCCGTCTCGAATGCTTTATAGATTGAATTAATATCATCATGAATTGATCCAACCTCTGGACTCTTAGACCATCGTTGATAGCCACTATCCATGAGACGTTTTAATTTGTACATGTCACCCACGGTTCTTTTTCCTGGTGTCAAGAGAGTTGTGCCCGGTGTCCATCCTTCCGGTGGCTTGAGAATATTTTTCTGTAAGAAGTTTGAAAATTCAGAATTTAACGCTCCTCTTTTTTGATTGTTAAAGACAATGTTTTTTGCTGTTTGAACCAGTGATGCATCATCAACAATCGCACCTGCTGATTTTGCAGCGTCTAAAATTTGTTGATCATATTGCTGCGCCACTTTCCTAAATCCTTCCGCCTGCTTGGTAGCGAGTTTAATATAGTCCACCCCCATTTCCGCTGTTTGTACATACGGTGCAAAGCGACCAACCATTTCCATCATTCTTATTTTTTGTGCTTCACCTGCTACTTGTAGTGTTGCTTGGATTGGTCTACCAACAAATGGTACACGCGACATCATCGCAATATAAACATCCATGTATGGTCGACCTGATACAGCAAATCGTGGAAGAGTTGTTCCTGGAATTGTTTCCAGTGGTGGTAACCACTCATCTGACCTGTTGGATTTAGGCCCTAGCCAGTTGAATGCCTTTGAATTTGTCAAGCGTGTTAATGCTTTTCCAATGAATGGAATATTCATTTGAACTGTTTCTTTTACAGGGAGGAAAGTTTTTCCACCCCACGGAACGATTGCGCGCCCCTTTGTTCCAATGAACATACCTTCTTCTGGATCAAATTTTTGTAATGCTCTTTCAGCTGCCACTAATTCTTCTCCTGTTTCCGTTCCAAAGTCCTCATACAATTCTTTTGTTGCTGCGTCCTTTCCTTTATAGATGCTACTTGCTGCACCTGGAGGTGTTGTTTTCATGCCACCTAACCATCCACCAAATTTCTTGAAGCCCATGTAAGCCGGTCGAATGCCAAAGAAAGCTGTACTAATGGCAGCATCTACCATTGCCGCATCCACTGCGTTAGCGATACGTGTAGGTTTTCCTTCCGCTTTGAAAGGATTGAATCTGTGTGGAGTAAGGTCTGAAAAGCTTCCTAGTTCTGGCCTGTTAATTCCTTCATCACCAAACGTCAAACGCTCAGGTAAATTTTCTAATACAGGATCCACCGTCGCTTGTAATACTTGATCTAAAAATGGTGAGATGGAATCATCAACCACTTTATTTCTTTGTGCTTTTGGCATGGAAAGAAAAGCCTTCGCTTTCCCTGCACGGTCCATTGCATCCAGAATCATTTCATATCCAAAGTCAGCTGCACCCACGGCAACGGCGCCATGAACAACACTGCTTGCAACACGTCCTAACCATCCACCTTTTCCTTTAACAAATCCTTTTCCTGCACCTTTAGCAAATTTTTTAATCAGTCCACCATTCCATCCGTAAAGACTTCCTTTCAATCCTGCCCCGAAGTACATGCCTGCTTCAACCATTGGATAAGGATTAGGTTCGTTTGTAAACAAACCAAACTCATCATAGAGTTGGTACGTATCAGCACCTACGGGTAGGAAATCAGCATCAGTTAAACCTGAAGCTGCGAGGATGTCAGTCTTTGCTTGAAGGGCCATCTGTTGATACTTTGTATCACCTGTTTCTTCATATCTTTTCTGTGCCTTATCAAATATTGTAGCAAGTTGATCACTCACTTGTTCTTTTCTTTTAACGTAAGCAGCAGAATTAACTTCACGTGATTCTTGAATCTTTTTGTCTTCCTGACTCATCAACCACGGGTTGCTTTTTCCAAAAGGCTGTCCCGGCAGAAGCATATTTCCAAGTTTTTGGAAAGGAGCAATCGGAAGATCCGTTGCCCACTTTTGATTCTGTCCTATAATTTTTTGAGCTTGTGTAATAGGTATGCCTGTTGACGAAGTGTCAACAAATTTTTTATCCGCTGGTCCTTGGTCCGCGGGCATAGTGTCAAAGACACTTTGTTGATATTGTTTTATTCTATCTGCCATTATTGATCCAATAAGTTAGTCCAGTAATCAAAAGCATCCCCAATGTTTTTGTTTGTTTGCTGGGTGTCAGCGGTTATAACTGATGTGTTTCCCCCCATGAAAGAAGAGAATGATTCTATTCCTGGTCCTGGTATATCAAAACTGTAAGTAGAATAGGAAGGATCATTTCTACGCAAGTCATAATATACATTAGCCATGTTTTGTGCGCCTGGAATTGTATATAATTCACTGACTTTTTGGTATTGGTTTTGACGTGCTTCTTCATTAGGAATAAATCCTGCCGTATCAAGTTGACTAGACATTCCTTCATATAATTCTTTATAAAGTTTAACGTAGTTACCAATGACAACCTGTGGCATGTTAGCCCTTCCAAATAAATCTGTCGTTTGTGTTTCTTCAAATGATCTTCGAAGAACGTCTGCCAACATACGTCCAGTAGGCTGACGTTTTCTTGCGAGCGCTAAACCAAGAGTTGTTTCAAATATTTGAAGCTCACCTCTTCGAGGATCGAATAACATTTTTTCTAGTGAACCACGAGTTAAGTAACGCCCACCTTTCACACCATATTTTCCTTTTGTATCTACATATACTGCGCGGTCTTCCCCTCCAATTTCTTCAAACTCTCCTGGAGTTGCATTTTCAAGGACACCATATGTCATTCCGAATCCTGCTGGATCACCCTGATCATATTCATTTCCTAAAGTGCTTCCTGGTGTAAGTGATTCATAGTATTCACCAAGCTGACTTGATCTGTTAACAACAAATTCATCATCTGTTATTTGTGAAACTGAATTAGGTCCAAAGGCGGCCTTAAACCCGTTGGCTATTTCCGTAGCAGCATAAGCTGATGGTCCAAATTTTCTTGTCGCCCATCCTCTTACACCAATGAGATCTTTATTCTCAATCATCATTGGAAGAATACTGTCCGCCATTGAATTAATAGCAGAGTTAATATAGTTCGCTGAACGCAACATTGCGTCCTTACCAGCATCCGTTATCATCATGGAAGATGTATCGCCCTGCGCTGACATGCCACCCATCCCCGCAGCTGTGCCGGATGATGGTTGGAAAGTATAAAATGGAATTCCTAGTGTATTGTTTTCGTCCATGAAGTAATTCATTTCATTGCTGTTGGCACGGTACTGTCCCACCAGTCTTCTGTTTTTTACTTTAGGCGCACCAGTGTATTCATTATAAGCAATTCCACCGTCCGCTGTTCTTTCATATTCATTTGCCCACACACCAACAAAGTCACCCGTACGTTTGCTGTCATCCTGTACGTCCTGCATGTACATTTGCAATGCGGCTTGTCCTATTTCTCTTTCTGATTTTCCTTGCTCCACACCCATCTGGAATAACATTGGTGCAGTTTGCATCGCCGTCTGTCCTATGATGTCAACAAATCCCTTGACACCTGGATCATCAGACTTGCCTGCCATAAGCATGCCACCCACTTGCATAAGGAGTGCACCTTTCTGCATTTGCATTCCTTTATCGCCTGTTCCTAGGAACTGGCGAACAACATCCTTGTAAGCCTTCACGCGGTTAACGGAATCACTTTCGATGGTTGCTGAATTAGGATTGTTTGTGGCGTCTACTGTCGCTTGGTCACTTTGAACTTGGTTTCCATTGGCCGAGAGTGCTTCGTTTTTTAATTGTTTTTCTTCCTCAAGAATTTTTTCATTATCTGTTAATTTTTTATTGGGTAGAGGAACAACCTTTGGTTTTTTAATTACCTCCGGTGGCATGTCCACTGGACCATCTTTAGGAAATTCAGGTGGTGCCAAATCTTCTGCGGTAATGATTGTCTCTTCTTGTACTCTTTCCGGCAATAAATCAGAAACTTCATCTATAGCGAGTCCAGTGCCATACCATGAAGCTGCACCTTTTTTCCAGCCTTGTTGGCCAGTCATCATGTCTGCATAGTTTTTAAAATAAGGATTGTTTTTGTAGGCTCCACGCAAAGGTTGCGCGAACCGTTTAGATCCCTGTTTTAAAGATTGTTGTAAAAGAAGTTTCGCTATTCCTGTAACCACCGTACCTCCTAGGTCATGTAGCCCGATGCCATTCCTGCTCCCATTATTCCTAATCCAGCACCCAATGCCTGCGACAGTGGATTGCTGACGGGAGAGGTCCCCATCGTCATTGCCATTTGCCCAGACGGCGTTCCTGAAAATGCATCACCAATAAATCCTAGGCGTTGCCACGGATCCATACGGTTTTGCAAGTACGATTGATAGTTTGCATCAGATTGTTGCTGTTGCTGTTGCTGCTGTACTGAACCGACACCCATCTGTCGGGCAATTCCTTTTCCCCACATGTCATGTGCCTGTCCGTATCCTGCCGCGAGTGATTCTCCTACGGCTCGTCCTTTTTCTCCCTCGAGTATTCCCGTCATCAGTTGCTGTCGCTCTCCCCCGAAAGCTCCTTGGGACGCCGCACCTAAGTTGGTTTGGTTAATTGTCTGATCAAACTGATCAGTAATTCCTTTTGTTACATGGCCCTGGTATTGATTAAGATATTTCTTCCATCCTTCCGGATCCATGGCGGATTCCATTGCTTCGTTTTGCGCATCCGTAAATCCTACAACTTCCTGTGGTTTTATTGGACCCTGTCCGGCATGAGGTTTATTCATGTTCGCGACAACCTGGTCCAAGTACCATAAAAATTTCGCCTCCATCTCCGGAGACATTCCGCTTGTCTGTGTTCCTACGGTTGTTCCCGTTGGATAATTACCCGTATCCATTAAACTCTCGCCTCCTCTGGTCGTTCCGAATTGGGATCAAGTGAATTCATCAGTGAATAAAGTCCTTCAGGCCCTCCTGGAAAATTGTTTGTCGCTTCCTCGGTGAAAACAAATTCACCATTGGATAATGCCACGGGCTGAATGTCGTCCGATGTCCCAGTTCCTGGGCCCACGGCGCTTCCACCTGCGGTATAGTCATCCTTGTACTGTATGCTTCCGCCTTTGTTCTTGCCCGCATATGCATCGGATCCTGACCACTTAAAGTCACCATAATCATGTGGTGTTCTGGTCTGGTAGTATGGATTACGGTAGCCGTCTTTCCATATTTCCCTTGCTTCCTCGTATGGAATTCCGTGCTGGAATCCCCATAGTCTTATTTGTTTTTCTTTTGATGCAAGCCATTGCTCTTCCTCGGTCATTCTTCCACCATACATTCCTGCAATTTGTGGAACGGCTGTTGCCATTAAGTCGAGGTCTCCTGTTAAAGCAGACATCGCTCCTGATAAACCAGGATTAGTTAAAGCTGCTTTTGAAGCTCCTGGATTCGTGAAGTAAGACATACTGTCACCTAAATTTTTATAAGTTGTATCAGGTAATTGAGTTGTTAATGGTCCTCCTGCTGGGCCTTTAGAATAGCCTAATTTCATTTGTGGAACTTCATAATTACCAGAAGCAAGTTCAGCGTTCGTTGGTTTAAAACCAATGTCATCAACTAAAGTTTCACCCACAATATCTTTATAGTCCATTCCACCTGGAATAATTTTATCATTTCCTAAGGCAAAGTCATACCATTTAGCTGCATCTTCAGTACCTAGTAATGAATTTGTTTTATTAAAAGCACTAGCCGCCTGTGCGGATTGAAGTGCCGTGAATGGCATTGATCCAAGCGCCGCATATCCCATTGCTTTCCATGGATGTTTAGATCCTGTAAGCGTTGCGATTCCACCTTGCATTGCCGCGTTTGTTAATGCGTTCTTGACCCATGGTGAGCTTAATGTTTTAAGAAGAGTAGGATTCATGGCGCCTTTTAATCCAGCCATCATTCCCGTTCCACCTAAACCGGCAGATAGCCACGGTGCTGCCGCACTAAGTAGCATGATTCCTGCTGGACCTGATAGTAGGTCCTTTCCGCCTTTAACTATGTTTTTAAAACCTTTGTCTAGCCAACCCATTATACTTTCCCTGGAACTCCTTTTAAAATTTCATGAATTGCTGCCTTAATTACTACGTCTTGTCTTATGTGCTCTGACTTTGTGGCAGTTGCAGGATCGGCAACATCGTCATCAGCTTCCTTCGCTGATCCGTATTCCTTACCTGTTTCAGTGTTGGTGATAGTGATTTCGGCAGGGACCACAATCTTAGGAACTTTCTCCCCGTTGATCTCTACGTATTCTACTACTCCATCATCTTTTATAGGCATAATCTCTCCTTATAGCAAGTTTTTTCTTTATTATCAACCATTATGAAATCTCCAGTATAGACAGATAAACATTCACAGGCTGTGCGCTGTTATTAATCTTCAATGTATCCCCTTCTTCAAGCACTCCAATGTCACCGGAAGCCAAATAAAAGAAGGATTCCGTGGCTTTATCAGCCACTGCTGAATTGGTACTAAGCGCAGTTGAATTAACTTTAAGCGTGATTATGGCTGATCCACCAGAATTATTATATGCCCACGCCGTCTTGACAAGGGTGGTAGTCACGGAAGGAACTGTATAAATGACAGATGAATCCCCTGTGGTCGTCACCGTTGTCATAACTTTTTTATAACTGTTAGCCATTTATCCTAAATACCATATCATTGCTTCCTCTTCGGCGCGTAATTGCTCCGGTGTATAGGAAGTGTTTAATACTTGTATTAATAAATCAATTGTGTTTATTAACTGGTTAATCTGTGAAGGGTCATATTCTAGTGGTGCTTGTGGTAAACGTGGTATTGCAATCTGTGCCATTATCTTCTCCCGTCTTGTCTAATTTCAGCACGGTATGTGCCAAAACGCCATGCGTCATCTATCGCTGAACTTTCTACACGAAGTGCGCCCTGTCGTCCGCGTGCGCGTGTATCAACTTTAGTCGTTGAAGTCGTTACGGCAAAAGGTCCGATGGTTTTTTGTGTTGATGTAGGATAGTCTCTAAATTTTAATGTAACATTTACGGTCCCTGTTAAATTTTTGAAATCAGGGATGAATCTTTTTATTGACATAAGATATTCCCCAGCCTGTGGAATAACAAAATCCCCTGACTCTACATACGCTGTTATCGCCGCCCCTTCTGCATTAGAGCCAAATTCCTGGCTGTACATGTATGCTCTTCCTGCGGTCAATCCTGTAATTGTGCTAATTGTTGAGGCTGTATCACTTGAATCATATGTTGTTGCATATGGATAAGAATAAATTCCCTTATCAATCCAACTAGATCTGTCCAAGGTTCCTACATACCATACTTGATCCGCGTAATTATAAGTTACGCAACGATCAATAACAGAAGAACCGGATGATGGATAAAACCACGTGACTTCATTAAATTCACCATTGTTAGCGGCAAAAGTATCACGTTGGCTACCTTCTGAAATATCTTTAAAGACATAATCCTCTACTGCGCATCTTAATTTCTGCACGGAACCATCAAACATAAAGAAGGAATCTTTTCCCATCCAGAAAGATGTTCCATTGACATCAATGGTAGAATTTAATCCTGCAGCACCACAGTTAGCGCCTAGTTGAGAGAAACCAAATGTGAAAGGTGCTCCAACCAATTGCATCTGGTACATTGCTGTATCACTCCAGATAAGAACCGCACCACGTGAACGCTTAGCGGATATTAATGAACTACCATCCGTCAATCTTTGTGAACCAGCCGTGTTAGTTGTACTAGGAGTCCAATCATTAACATTTTCTTGATCACACCACCTAATAAACATATTATCCTGTGTACCTGTACTACCTATGGTAGTCTCTGTTCCAAAACATACTACATGTCGGTCAGTACCGGACACAATAGTAAATAAACTTTTAGTAGGAGCAGCTGATACAGTTGTGGATGTTGCACGTGTCCCTGTTCCAACGGATGTATCCCAGTAATAAAGACCACCATTTAACTGCTGGGCAATCATGTCTTCCCCCCAGTTATCGAGTGACCATTTCCCTGAATCCAATTGAACGGCTTCCACGCCTGTTAATCCTGCACGCGAAGTTCCCCAGGTGCTAGCACCCCATGTTCCTGCACCCCATCCATATCCTGCTGTGGATACAGGAGGGTCAGTGTTAATTTGATAAGCAGCGTTAGCTGTTTCGCCTGCAGCTCCTGTGCTTGTTGCCGCGGCCTTTGCTGTTACTTGGTATTTATTGGTTTGGTCCGTGGGTGGCGATGCTGTATCACCTAAGGCAGTAATCT